TAGCCCACTTTTCAGTTTCCTCAGTGAGCCATTGTTCGTCATCTGTTTTTGCATTTAGAGTTTTGAGAAGTTCCTCACAAGATTTATATGATGCTTCATTTAAATCCTCTCTGTTATTTAACTTAACAGATAGAACCTCTTTAGACGGAGGCGAGTTATACTCCGTGATGTGTTTCTGTATTTCAATGAAAATCTGTTTCTCTGCGTTCTCTTTGAAATAATCTGGTTTTAAGAATGTACCAACGATACTTGAATAATTGTCATTATATATTAAATTCTCTAAAATCAAAGTTTCAGTTCTCATTCTACCCCTTATTCAATACGCCCATTATTATTTTCTTTTGTTTGTTTATATCAACTGATAAAAAAGGTTTATAATTCTTTACTAGTTTACTCTGGTCACTCCACAAAGGGTCATCCAAAGTCTTATCAATATTAGAAACAAAGTTGAGAATCATATCAAGAACAGCGACTGTTTCCAATGAAATAGTTTTAGATAAGCCCATCTTTAAAATTGTTGGATGATTGATACCATCAACTTTAAATATGTCATCAAAATTAACTTCAAATTTATCTAAATATCGTTTGACTTCCATCATATCTTTCTTGATAGTAAAATCAAAATTATTCATACGTTCAGTATATTCATCATAAAAATCACTATCAAAGTGTGTAGGATATACTACGCCATTTGTAAATTGAGAAAGATAAAAATAAATTAAAGCTTCTTTGTTAGTAAATTCTTTTCCTATATCTTTAAAAATCTTTCTCTGCATAGAAAAATTGCCATTCACCTCTTGTTTTGCAAAACTCCTCTGCATCGAATCAACACTATTCCAATTTCCTTTTCCATTAAACTTAAAATAATCATAATCTCTAGTAAAATGGGCATAGATACCTTGATAAACTACCCATGCACTAAATGTCGTTTCTATATCATCCATCACAATCATTTCAACACTGTCCTAACAAATTCAATAAATATTTTAGATTCACTTACCACAGCTTCATCAACACCATAATATGATAAGAAGTAAACACCACCCATAATAATAACACCGACAATCATCCACAATAAATTATTTTTCATCTGTAACTTCATGTTCTTCCTTCCGGCTTCCATAATTAAACTCTTGAAATACAGCATCTTCAAGTTGTTTCATTATATCCTCAGTAAAGTATTTTTCTGGATTTTTCACTATTGCTTTTTCAAAAGCTTTAGTTCCGTCTGGCATCTCATATCTAGTAGACACCTTTTTAAAAATCTCATACTTCTCAGCAATAGCAACCAAACCAAAATATTTATCCAAACCAGTTTGATAATCTAAGTGTGTTTCAATAACACTTTCTTCTTTAGTGAAACGCCCTTTAACTAGTTTGCACTTGATAATATTTCCTAGAACCTCAGTACCCTCTTTGACTTTCCGTTTTCCTAGAGTAACAATAACTGAAGCTGCATACTTGATTCCACCACCACCAGAAATCTCTTTTGACGGGAACATACTACCAACTTTATCGTAAGTATGATTTGTGATAATAAGTGGAATATTCTTTGTAGATAATTTCAATGCAAGAGTTCTGAATGTTCCCCTGATAACAGGAGCTCTTGTCATATCTCTTTTATCAGAACCACTTGCTGAATCTTCCATCTCTTTTCTTGTAGAAAGATTACCTAGAGAATCTAAGAAAATCATAACCTTAGTTTCTTTAGGGATTCCTTCAATAACTTTGAGACATTGTGTTCTAAACTCCTCGACAGTTGCTACTGGAAAAATAACAAACCGTTCAGGGTCTAAGCCTCTATCTGTAATCATATCGGATGACAATGCACCCTCACTCTCAAAATATAAAATTAAACTATCTTTATTAGTATCCAAAAAGTTCTTGGCAATACTCAATGCGAAAAATGTTTTACCTACTGACTCTGAACCAGCTAAACAGGTTATCTTGTTTGATGGAACTCCACCATACATAGAACCCGACAATAGGGCATTTAACGAATAGCTTCCAGTATCCAAAAAAGTAGAGCAATCACCAAGAATCCCAGCGGATACAGCCGACGCCATATCATTTGAACTCTCCTTTATTAATTGTTTAACTAAACTATTTACTGCCATAATCTATCTCCTTTCACCCAAAAAATGATTCTAAAGAACTAATATTCTCAGCCTTCCAACCAATTGCATCTAAAATATTCTTGCATGGTTGAAGGAATGATTTATCAAATTGTAAATCGTAATCTATAAATCGTTCTAAGTCAAACTCACTTGGTAAGACAGTTGCAATAGCAATCACATTCTCACCAAGTATGTTTGGCTCTTTCAAGTATGCAAACTTTATCTTTTCACCATCCTTAATCAATTCATACTTTCTTGTAAGTTTTCTAGTATGAAGTTGATGATTATATAACAGTGTCCCCCTAACATGAATAGGTGTTGCCTTGATGTAAATATCTTTTGAAGATTTATATTTACTAAGACCCTTAACACTTCTAGGAAAAGCTATCTCATTAAAGGTTAAAGTTTTAAATACTTTACGATAATCCTCAATAGCATTAATAACTGTTTGTTCATCTGTATTGATAATAGTGACTATCAACGATTGTATGTTCTCCCGACACCATTGAGGGGTAGAACTTCTGACACTTTCAATACCCATTATTTTTAATTTTGGTTCTTTATATCTCACACCTTCTGAATCATAAACATTCAGAATATATCTTTTCTTAGCTGTCCAAATACCCTTGTCAGCTATCGACTCACGTTTCATCACCATCTTTTGCTCGTATGAATTTATATATGCATGAAGATCTTTATACATTTCATCAATAAACGGTTCAACCTTATCCTTACATATTTTATCCAAGAAGGTGATAACCTTTTCAGTTCCAAGTCCTTCTCGGCACACTTCATTAACCAAAGAATCAAATGTGATGTATATGCTGTCCGTATCCGATGCAATAACATAATCCGTTTCCCCTGTTTTAAGTAAATCGTTGATGAATCTATTTATATGTTTCTCAATCCATCTAATAGATAATTGACCGGACATTGTTACCGCCTCAGCCTGTTCTGGAGAATAATACATAAAATATTTATTGGCCAACGCACCATAAGCACTATTCAAGAGAATTTTCTTTGCCATCTGAGCATTATTATATTTTGATATGTTATTTACAACTTCCTGTTTATTTTTATAATTTCCGTCCTCTAATCTCTGCTCCTCTGTAAGCATCTTCTTTTTATATGTCACCCTATCATCATACATCGACTTCATAAGCTTAGGTAAAAACCCTTGATGTTTTATTGAAAAGTGCTGACCATTTGGTGTTAAGGTTAATTGATTTTCTTTTAGATAATCAGTATCATATTGCTCATTGAGTAGGCCATCTACACCTTCCCTATATTTTATTTTTAAAACCTCATCATGTGATATAGTCTCTGGACTGATATTGTATTGTTGAATCAAATGAGGATACAAGGAATTTAAATCAAAACTAACAACCCATTTATGCATACCTATATGTGGTTCTTTAACATAACCACCCTCAATGCTCGTGGATTCAGCATCACTCCTCTTATTAGGAACAGCTATATTTTGATCTTTCAAGAAATTGTAAATAATACATTCCCAAGTTTTTACTGGAGAAAATACATCTTCAAAATTGACTTGTGATTCATAAGCTATTGTGATTATCAAATCTAACAATTTCATCTTATCATCAAGTTTCTTTACAATCTCAACGTCCTTGATGTTATACTCAATGAACTTCTGATAGTCTGTTTTGTATAAATTATAACCAGCAACTTCGTCATCTTTAACTTTACCCATACCAAGCTCAACTTGGCCAATATAGTCAAGACGATACGACTCTCTGTTTTTGTAGGTATACTTTTTATATAAGTCAATATAGTCTAAAACAGACAGACCAACAATAGTGTAATATTGGTTATCTCTACCAGCAATCACAACAATCTTTTCAAATACTTTATTGACAGGTGATAGGTGTTTATAATTCAAACCTAAGAACATAAGACGATTGACAATATAAGGAACATCAAAAAACTTACAGTTCCAACCCGTAATTATATGTGGCGGATTATCCTTCCACCAGTCTAAAAAGAGCTGCATCATCTCCTCTTCGTTATCACAGAGGAAATATTTAATTGTTTTCTCTGAATCGTTTGGAGTATACTCACCAAGCCCAAAGACATAGTAGGCGTCTTTAACACTATCATGGATT